GAAGTCCGATCAAGCTGTAAAGACGGCGAACACGGCTTCGAGCACGGCGAACACCGCGAAGACGAACTCTGAAACTGCCGTTGCCGATGCGCTTGAAGCAAAAGAGATCGCTAAAGAAGCTAAGGCGATTGCCGAAGAGGCCGTCGTAGACTCTGATGCCGATGTGGCAACGATGCGTCAGCTACTGGCCGAGACGAAGGCGCAGGCACAGAATGCCTCGACCTCTGCCGCCGCTTCCCAGTCGTCTGCGAATGAGTCTGCAGACTACTCTACGCTCTCTCAGGCGTGGGCGGTTAAGATGGACGGCAAGGTGACTGAAGGCAACGTCCCGGACGGAACGGAGGTTGACTACTCATCGAAGTACTACGCTCAGCAGGCGAAGGCTAGTGCGGATGCGACTGATGCCTCTGAAGCCTCTGCGCTCTCTTCGAAGAACGCGGCGGCATCGAGCGCGGCGGCGGCCAAGACTAGCGAGACGAATTCGAAGGCTAGTGAGACTGCGGCAAAGGCTTCACAGGATGCAGCGGCGGCCAGTGCATCTGCGGCAAAAACGTCGGAGACTAATGCCCTTTCGTCTAAGAACGTAGCGGCTGCGAGCGCAAGCGCGGCTAAGGCTAGCGAAGCTAATGCCAAGACCTCGGAGACCAATGCCAAGACGTCCGAGACCGCGGCGTCTTCGTCCAAGTCTGCGGCGGCGTCCAGTGCGTCGGCCGCAAAGGCTAGCGAGACGAATGCCGCGGCATCAAAGACTTCCGCCGCCTCGTCTGCTTCTGCCGCGTCGACCTCTGCTACGAATGCCGCGAATTCACAAAAAGCCGCCGCGTCTAGCGCTACCTCAGCCGCTAACGCGCAGAAGGCCGCGGAGGCCGCGCGCGATCTCGCTCAGCAATATGCGTCGCAGAATGCGTATGCTGTCGTATATGATGCGCAGACGCTCACGACAGCCCAGCAGGCGCAGGCCCGAAAGAACATCGGAGCGATTTCGGCAGCCGAGGCCCCCCGCCCCCGACCTGACGCCGTACCTCACGAAGGCCGACGCCGCCTCGACGTACTTGGGCATCAACGCCAAGGCGAAGACCGCAGGAACGGCGGATACGGTGCCTTGGACGGGCGTGAGCGGTAAGCCCAATCTCGTTCGTAGTGTCAACGGAATTTCGCCGGGAACTGATGGGAATGTAACTATTCCTATTCCGGCACGGATGATGCCTAACTATGGATCGTACGTTCAAATTGGTGCAGGGGATTACACTCCGAGCGAAGATGGTTGGCTGAGACTCGAAAATATGAATGACGGTGACTATACGGGCGGGAAAGTCATACACAAAGCCAGCGGTGCCTTAATTCTTGAGTTCTATCAAAACAGATACCCTGGGAATGCGACAATGATGCTCCCTGTACGAGCCGGAGAAACATATACCGTTAGCAATCCAGGCAAGATTTATTTCCATAAAATGATGTGAATATTATGACCCAAAGATACAAGATTCAAAATGAGAACACCAAAGAGGTGCTTATTGCCATTGGTGAGGACATCGAGCGGTTCGAAGCAATGGGTTATACGGAAGTTGGAGAAGTAGAGCAAGCCTACGATGGACGCTATTACGTCGCGGGCTATGAGCCTGAGATTCCAGATGAAGAGTTGGAGGCAAGGCATCTCGCAGAAGCAAAGCGCGAGAGAGCTGAGCAGGTTGGCGCAATCCTCGTCGAGGTCGATGGGATGGTCTTTGATGGTGGAGAGCGTGCCCAAACTAGAATGGGGAACGCTATTCGCGCGGCTGAGATTTCAGGGCTCTCGTCTTTCGACTGGGTGTTGGCAAACGACGAGGTCGCGACAGTCACGCTTGAGCAACTGAAAGAGGCGTTTGCAAAGTCCGTAGGGACAATGTGTGAGCTCTGGCCTAGACCTTACGAGCGGGCATAACGGCGTTAACTATCGAGAAAGTTGGCACCCCCGCTCTAGGCGATAGGACGATCCTCAATCGTGCGTCAGCGTTAAAGAACGTTTCTTTTGGAACATCGTTGTAAGGCGATAGCCACCGGACTTGATGGCACGAAGCAAACGCACTTTTACGCTCGTCGGTAGGCGTCTGCGGCAGGCTCGGTCTCCGATGTTCGATGGGCCATCAAGCGTCCAGACGCAAGCCGAAAGCAATCTATGCGGAGGGAAACGTTTCGCGAAGTCGGAGTAAGGACAGAACAGCCAGTCGTCGACGGGAGCCGGTATCGGCATATAGGTAGCTAATGCGTAGGCAGCGGCTTCGCGATGAATCAGATACGCAAAGGTGCAAAGCGGTGTTGGCTGGATGATCCGAAACAATTCCGTGTCATGAACTGGATAGTTTTCTCCGACAGTGAACGTTTGACGGGACCCGTGGAGCTGGATGACGTGGACCCCTTGAGGAATCCAATCGGAAGAGGTAGCGAACAGCTTGAAGCGGGGCGATAGGACGATGTCGTCCTCCATGATCAAGCCCCATTCGCAGTTGCTTTTTACGAGCTTTTCCCAACAGGCTGCGTGCGATAGGAAGCATGCAATCTCAGTTGGCCACAGCGCTTTTCTGAAGACGAATTTCTCGGGGGCATCGTAGGGGGCCTCTAGCCGGGCGAGTTCCTCAGAACTCAATTTACGACCGTCTATAGCGTGGATGCGTTGGAAGGAGAGGCCCTGCGCGGAAAGTTGTTTTGAAATCGATTCTAGGCGCTCGGCCGAGCGATCAAGGTTAACCACTAAACGAAGAATGTTGGTTGGGGGGGTAACATCTTGAAACATGTTTGATATGGGTGCAAAAAATGGCTCACGGTTGTTGGCTCACCCATGAGCATGGTACGTATACATAACTTTATCACACCGCCTTTAGGCGGTTTTTTTGTATGTGGGGTTTGATTGTCAAGGCGCTGAAAGATGCGCTCAAGGAAAAGGTGACTGAAATGACGAAAGAAGAAGTGAAGGAATGGCTCGACAAGCTCGGCGTCAAGGTCGAGGAAGTGACGGACGAGCTCATCGCCAAGGTTGAGGCCCAGAAGGCTCTGCTCGATGCGGAGACGCGTCGCAAGACGCGCCTCTTCTGGGGCCCGGTTGGGCTTTTGATTGGCGCGGTCGTCGGCTATGTTTGCGCGGCCTTTTTCTGAGAACTGCGGGGTTTTTCTTTTCTTTGAGCTTCGCGTCCCTAAACCAACATCGACTCCCCTGAGGATATCCCTCGGGGGATTTTTTTGTGCGTGTGTGCTTGAAGTCTCGTCAGAGACTCAAGGCATGCGGGAGGTTGCATGCCATACAGAGATTTGAGTGACGGGCAGCTTCTGGCCGCTGCAACTGGTTTTGCGGCGATCTGCGGTTGGCTTTCGTACATGCTGAAGGTACAGGAAGGAAAGGCTTTCACATGGCGAGAGTTTTTGCTTCATGGAGCGATCAGTGCTGTATGCGGGCTGATCAGCTACGAGGTGCTTTTTTACGAAGGGTTTCCGCCGCAGTTGTGTGGGGCCTTGAGCGGCATGGCTGGGTGGGGCGGCACGCGGGTGATCCGTCTTCTTGAGGTCGTTCTGCAGAAGCGCCTTGGTCTGGATAAGGAGGATTTGAAGTGAAGAATTTTGGCGAGTATTCGGCGGAAGTCGCGATGGACTTCATCGAGGCTTGGGAGGGCTGCCGCCTGCAGGCGTACAAGTGCCCCGCCGACATTTGGACAATCGGCGTCGGTCACACGAAGGACGTGACGGAGCATGACGAGATCACCTACGAGCAGGCGAGGGAGCTGCTACGACAGGACGTCGAGGAGGTCAAGCGAGGGCTTGCGCCTTTCGTCAATGTTCACGTGACTGAAGGGCAGTTCGTGGCATTGGTGAGTCTGGCTTTTAACGTGGGCGTGAGCTACGTCGTTCACCAGTGTTCGCGCCTCATGCGTGCACTCAATGCTGGAGATGCGGAGGCGTGTGCTCACGAATTTCTCGATATCAACCGGGCAGGCGGCAAGGTGCTCGCGGGGCTGACCGAGCGCCGCCGCGCCGAGGCAAAGCTCTTTCTTTCGGAGGCCTAGACGATGATTTATCTGAAGTGGTTGGCACTCATGCCCGCGTCGTTTTTTATGGCAATCATTGGCCGCCTTCTCGCGCCCATCCTGCCCTTCTTCGTGGACAAGGAAACGCATCGTCTGCCGAGGTGGCTGTCGTGGTTTGCTACTGACGACAACGACGCGGATGGGGATGCGGGCCATTGGGAGCGATGGCCGGGCACTGATCCTTGGTCGACGTACAAGCGCCGCCTTGCGTGGCTTCTGCGCAACGTTTGCTACGGCTTCGACATCGATGTTCTCGGCGTTCGCGTCTATCCGACTGACGACTGGGAAGTTCGAGGCAACGAGGACGCCTCCGACACGAACGGCGTGTCAGGCACGTGCCGCAGGCGTTGCCGCCGCGATGGGAAGCTCATCGCGTTCCAGCTGTACTACATCAAGCACTACAGGTTGCTCGGCAGGCCGTGCTGTGTGCGGATCAACGTGGGTTGGAAGCTGTGGGGATCCCGTGACAAGTGTGCTCAGTACGTCGGGATCTACCTGAATCCCGTGAAGGGATGGAAGCTGTGAGCTAGACGCCACAGAAGTGAAAAAGCCGCTCGGTTGTGGCGACCGAACGGCTCATAAGACCCAAAACGCGAAAGGTGTCTATGGGAGACATTTTACCAAATTTGATTGCCGCATTGCGGCTTGGAGAGTTGATGATGGAAGAGGAACTGACGTGGCAGGCTGTCGGGATGTACGTCGTTTTCTTGGCGCTCGGGGGCGTAGCGATTGCGTGGGGAATGGCGAAGGCAGTCAAGGCGTGGCGTGACGCGTTGAAATGATGAGGAAACGAGATGGCTTCTTGGATGAAGGCGGCGGGTTCTGT